CCCTACAAGACCTGATAACAAAGTAGTAAAGAACTTCTGTAGCTCCATCGTATCTAATTTCCAAGGATACATTACTGGTATTCCAGTTACATATTCAGCCAAAGCAGGAGAAGATATTGCGGCCTTGCTCGATATCTTTGAGGAAAATAATGTTATCAACGAGGATAGCGAATTTCTAAAGCAAGCTCTAAAGTACGGTGTATCATATGAGATTGCCTATGTGAATGAGGACAACCGTATTCGTTTCCGCAATATTGACACTCGTAGCGTTATTCCTATTTATTCCAATGATTTAGAGGAAGACCTGCTCTATGTTATTTATTTCACTCCTATTGTCTCTTGGGACAGTAAAGAGAGTGACCCTTGGAGTGTGCGCTACAACGTAAGTGTTTACGATGATACTCAAGTATTCACCTATATCGCAACTAACGACTTCAACGTGTTCCAGTTACAAGAGCAACGTCCGCATTACTTTTCTCAAGTGCCTTTTGCTATCTTCAATCTGAACACAGAGAACGTATCTGTCTTTGACAACGTTATCTCTCTTGCGGATGCCTATAACACTCTGCTCTCTGACAGTATCAACAACTTTCAGGCTTTCGTAGACGCTTACCTCGTCCTCACCAACGTGCAAGCAGATGAAGATGACCTCGCCAAGATGAAGGCCAGCCGCACAATCTTACTTGATGGTGACTCTACTGCTCAATATCTAACCAAGAACATCAGTGATACTCAAGTCCAGAACCTATTGGATGATATTGAAGCGGCTATCCACACTGTTAGTGACTCACCTGACTTTAGCTCCCCAGAGTTCAACAGTGGTGTCTCTTCTGGTGTAGCTATCAAGTATAAGTTAGTTGGCTTTGATAATCGTGCTAATGCTATTGAAGCACAATTCACCAAAGCACTCCAACAGCGTATCACTCTAATCAACAACATTCTCAACCTAATTGACAGTGATGAAGCTAATGTAAACATCATCTACAAAGAGAATCTACCTGTTGATATTGCGGACACTGTTGCTACAGTCAATGGCTTACGTGGTCTTGTTTCAGAGCAGACTTTACTCTCCCAGATTCCATTTATCTCTGACGTAGAGGAAGAGATGGCGAGAAAGCAAGAAGAGACTTCTGTTCAGATGTATGACTTCAACATTCACGAGGTAGAGAGTGAGGAGTAATGGCAAACCTTTATTGGTACGGCCGCATCCTCAAAGCTCTTGAAGCAGAAGCTAATAGGAGTAATAAAGAGACGAAGAAGGCGTTAGAAGAAGTTTACGAAGAAGAAGCTGACCAAATCTATCACCGCATATTAGATACGTTAGACAAGATTGCGGCGGACTCTGCTGACGGTAATCTTTACGTAAACGACCTTTATCGCACAGATAGATACCAACGCCTTCTCAACTACTGCGAAAAGCATTTGCGGATGCTTGGCCGCAAACAAAATAAGATTATAGAGGACCACCTAATCAATCAATATGAACGAACACAGCAAATCATAGACAAATATATTCCTGATTCAGAGAAATATTTCACAGAAGATACATTCCTACAAACATCTGCTATCTCTGCTAAAGACGTGGTTCATCACGTCTGGTGCTTGGACGGACAAGAGTTCTCTGACCGCATTTGGAAAGACAAAAGCAAACTTCTCCAAGGTGTGAAGAAAGGAATAATGGATGGCGTTATCCAAGGCAAATCACCTTGGGAAATAGCCAAGACCATTAGAGACTACACAGGCAACACCAACTTCAACTGTTACCGTGTAGCCAGAACAGAAACCGCGCACATCCAAACTAAAGCATCAGTTGATAGATACACACAATATGGATTCACTACTGGCACATTCCTTGCTTCACCTACTTGCTGCCACGAATGCCAAGCCAACAATGGTAAAGAGTATTCCTTGCGGCAGTTGGAATCTCTACTCCCTGTGCATCCTAATTGCACTTGCTCCTTTACGCTAAATACCAAGTAAAGGGGGTGATACAAATGGAAACTCTCTTATCCAATTACAGTTTAGACCAAATCGCTATGTTTCTCGTGCTCTTCTGTCCTGCGGTATTTGGTATGTATAAATTCGTCCTGGAGGTGGTCCAATCCTTGCGTGCGCACTTTTCTAAAAGCCTAACCGCAGAACAAAAGCAAGAAGAGATATACGCTTGCTCTAAAGAGATGAAAGAACGTATGGCTAAATTGGAGAACGTCTGCGATATGCTCTTACAATCAGACAGACGCCGCATACGAGCAGAGATAGTGCGGCAGCACCAATGGTTCTTTAGACAAGGCCAGATTGACCTGTATTCCTTGGACGTAATACATAGACAGTTTGATTCTTACAAAAAAGAGGGCGGCAATACTTACGTGGAGAAATTGGTTCGTGAATTAGAAGAACTACCGCTGGTAGACGAACAAAATGCAAATGTCCAGGGCTAATTCCTATTAGAGACATTGAAGAAAAATCAATATATATTGAGGGGCGGATAACAGAGTCCGCAACTCACTGACACAAATTTTTATAAAAATCATCCCATTCTATAATATTCTTATAGATTGGGTGAAATCTTATAAATTTTTGTTCTGGAAATTATAAGGGTCGCATCGTGCGTGCGAAACTTGAACAGGAGGTATAACAAAATGGAAGACAATATTACTACTACTACTGAACAAACAACTGAAGAAGCCACTCCAAAGACTTACAGCCAAGAGGAATTTGAAGCAGCTCTACAGTCTGAAACAGACCGCAGAGTAACGGCCGCACTCAAGAAGGCTGAACGCAAAAAGGAAGCAGAGATTGCGGAAGCCACCAAGCTTGCCAAGATGAACGATGAACAACGCTACCAGCACGAGTTGGAGAAGCGTGAGCAAGCGTTAGTAGAAAAGGAAAAGGCTTTAGCTTTAGCAGAGAATAAGGCAGAAGCAAGCAAGGTTCTTTCCTCTCGTGGCATCTCCGCAGATTTAGTTGAACTCGTTGTGAGTGATGATGCGGACACTATGCTTTCCAACATCAACCTATTGGAGAAGGCTTTCAAGAATAGCGTAAAGGCAGAGGTAGAGAAGAGATTAGCTTCCAAAACTCCACAGAAAAACCTACCTTTAGACAATAACCTAACACGTGAAGGGTTCCACAAGATGAGCCTTACCCAACAGGCTGAACTCTTCCGCAATAATCCAGATGTTTATAAGAAGCTATCTGGTATGGACTAAAAGAAAGGAGCCTGAACTATGGCTATTCAGCTTTATGATAACTTCGTAATCGAGAACAAGATTACTGATATTACTAACACAATCCTAAACGTCAATTCCCTCTTCACTGTAGACAACTCTCTTACTACTGATGCGGGACTTACCAAGCACGTCCACAAGTACGTCTACAGCGGTAGCGTAGAACAGCTTGCCAAGGGAGCGAAGAACTCCGCCGCAAGTATGGGCGCTGTAGCTCTAACTGATACTCCTTACGTTGTAAAGCGTTACCAGCACACCTACAAGTACAACGACGTAGACGTTATGACTGACCCAATGATTGTCAACGTTCTCGCTGATGGCGCTGGCAAGACTGTTGCTAACGAGATTCGTGCGGAATACTTCACTGAAATTGCCAAGATTAGCCGCACTGCTGGTGATGATACCAAGGCTCTTACCTACGATATGGTTGTTGATGCCCTTGCCGCAATCGGAGTAGAGAACGAAGACGGTCTATTCCTCCTAATGGGCGGAGATGGCCGTGCTCAAATCCGCAAGGACGATGATTTCATCGCTTCTCACCAGGGTGACATTCTTTACACTGGTCAGTTCGGTACTGTAGCTGGTGTTCCTGTAGTGTTCTCCAAGCTTGTTCCCGCTGGTAAGGCTTACCTCACCAAGAAAGATGCGGTTACCTTCTTCGTAAAGCGTGCGGGTACCGTTGAGCAGGACCGCGATATTGAGTCCAAGGATAACACTGTAGTCTACGAACGTCACGGTCTAATGGCATTGACCGACGAGACTGAATCCGCCATTATTGAATTTGACGGCACTCTATAATTAGGAGCCTAATATGTTAGAGAAGCTAAAGTTACTCTATCCGCATATGGATGAAGAACTGCTTTCTCTTCTCTTGGACAACGCCTATTCCTTCGTCACAGATTATTGCAACCTACAGACAGTTCCTTCCGCACTTGAAGGGACTGTCTTTGCAATAGTCCAAGAAGATATTACGAAGCTCCACGCTAACGGTTTATCCAGCGAGTCTACTGCGGGCAATAGCCTTTCCTATTTAGAGGACTACAGCCCCGCCATTTACAAGCGTCTAAACCGTTTCAAGCATATCAAAGTGGTAGGTGAGTAAATATGTATTTTAGCAGGATGAAACAGCACACAGTCCAAGAGCCAATTGAGATTGCGGACGAAATGAATTACAAACATAGTGACTACACTGAACCCACTCCCATTCCCCTTTATATCACACGCACATCTAATACACAGTACACCGCAAACGAGACTAACCTAATGCTCGGGCAGTTTTCCGCCTATTCCACAGAAGAAATCAAGGTAGGTTCACTCATTGACGGTAAGTATGTAGTAGAAGATGCGTTCCCTGCTAAAGATGGCTTTGCTTACTACCTCTCTACTCTGGGTAAGGAAACACCTTATGAGTAACGAGGTCAGCCGCAACCTTGACAGCATTTGCAATAACTTGGACACCAACATAGAGAAGGCTTTAGCCAATGCGTGTGCTTCTGTTATGAACAACGCAAGACAGAAAGCACCAGCTCAAACTGGACATTTGCGGCGCTCCATTGATTTTGTTGTTGAGGGTGATGAAGGTGTTGTCTACAGTAACGCAGAATACGCTCCATACGTGGAATACGGCACAGGCATTTACGCTACAAAAGGCAACGGCCGCAAAAAGCCTTGGCGTTACGAAAACTCAAAAGGGGAATGGGTAACTACACGTGGCTCTCGTGCTCAACCTTTCTTTGAGCCAGCAGTAAATGAGTCACGTTCAGATATTATGAATGCTTTTCAGGACGTGATACAACTATGATAAACATTACAAAACTTCTGTCATTGATGGAAGATGCCACAGGTATCAGCCCGCAAGCATTTGAAATCAATGATATTGATAATCTACCTGCTATGTCCTACACAATATATCGTGCTTCCAACGATGGAATAAAATCCACTTGGAGACTACAAACCCGCATAACAGCCAATACCGCATACGAAGCTCTAACACTTGACCAGCAGCTTTCCTCCTACCTCACTACTGTTGGTGATGAAACAAAAGAGGAAATGGTAATTGAGCAGAACGGTGGAGGAACTATGCGAGAACCCCAGTTAGGACTTCCGCAGGTCTTTAGCTACTTCGATATTTTAGTAAAGGAGTAAACATATGGAAAAGCGAATTGTTTTAGGCAGCGGTAAGCTTTACGCCGTAGAATTTGAAGGTTCCATTCCTGCTGATGCCCAGCTTGAAGTAGACGATAATCTACTTGGCCTTATCAGCGGTGGTGCTTCTGTTCACTACGAATCTGAAAGCTATACTGCGCAAGATGACCTCGGTATTGTCGTAAAGAAAATGCTCACCAGTGAAACCGTAGAACTTGAGTCTGGTATCCTCACTTGGAATGGCACTACTCTTGCCAAGCTCTGCTCTACTGCTCGTGTAACCGAAGACGAACAGACACACACACGCACAGTAAAGATTGGCGGCATTGGCAACTATAATCCTACCAAGTATCTTCTCCGCTTCGTTCACCAAGATGCAGAATATGGCAAGATTCGTCTTACCATTGTAGGAACTTCTGAAGGTGGCTTTGAGTTTAGCTTCGCAAAGGACAGCGAAACCACAATTGACACTACCTTCACCGCACTTCCTTCTGATGATGATGGCACTCTTCTAATCTACACTGAAGAAATTGCGGCCTAACAAAAACTTGGGCGGGGGCAACAACCAGCCCTCGCCCTTCTTTTTATATAAGAAAGGAGGGTAAGCGTGGAAATTTATAACGTATATCAATGGGACCAAAACAAGACAGTCCCAGTTCCTTCTCAATTGACAGTCCACTTCGCTCTGCGTGGAGCAGTTGAAGCAGCAGTAGTACC